GTCCCTTGTCGTCCGCACAGGCCATGTTGACCCGCCACACCGCACTGTTCACAGCTGCGATGAGTTCCTTGTACGTTTGCCGCACTTCTTCGTCACCTTTCGTCGCAAGAAAGTCGTCCACAAGATACCCGTATTGTCCGGAGTACCCCGAGAAAAACTTGTCTTCTTCGTTTCGTGCGTAGACGTGCGTTGAAACATTGTGTGTTTTACCGGGGTAGAGATGGTTCAACACATCAAGGATCATCGTTTCTGCGAACATGGTCTTGCCGATTCCAGGAGAGCCAAAGACAATGAAAGACGTTGGTACAGGCCGGGAGTCATTGAGCACCTGCGCTCGCTCTGCTGCATCCACAAGTGGAGCAAGAGAGCGTTTTGCAGATTCCAGAGCGTAAGTCAATGGTTTGAGTATGTCACTCGCACCTACTTTCGCAACTCTGTTACTCAACTCCATGCCTTTCACACCTAAGTCCGTCACACGCTTAGCGACACCTTCCTTGCGGAAGATTCCGTTGTACGTGTCTGCCTCAAGCATCAACTTGACATCATCCAGCCAGGCGACAATTTCGGTCTTCAACGGTGTCGCATCCATGAGATCACGGAGCGAGTAGTCATCAGTCGTCACCCAGTAGAAGAACCGTTGGAGTCCGGACCAGCACCATTGAACAAAACCCGTGAGCTTCATCACTTTGGCACCGGTCTTGGAAAGATCGAGAGCGAATTCGGTTACCCGCTTCAAGGTCAATCCAAAGGTGGATCCGAGTCCGGCGGCTGCTTCCGCTAGCCGCATGAACATGGAGGGAACTCCAGAGCCGTCGTCAGCGTTATGTGCTGGACGCGATGGCCCAGCAGTAACACTCTCTTCCGTTGCCTCACACGCGACGAGTTCGATTTCGTCGCAAGAACCGTCTTCCTGAGCAACAACGCGCACGTTGAAGATCTGGGCAACAGCAGCAAAAAGAGTTCCGCCACCGAAAGCGCCAAGGAATCCAGTCCAGACACCCAACAACGCAGTGGCCATTGGGAATTTCGTCACGAGGTAGAGAACAAGAGCAGAGACAGCAGCAAGAAAGATAAACTTCGTGCTCCACGCGAGATCAGAAATGAGTTCCGTCACTTTTGTGGTTAGAAGAGTTACCTTCGCGATGAGTCCTTCTTCTCCAGAGATTCCGGAGAATAGACCCTTCACTTCAGCAAACTTCTCTGTCAGCGTCTTGTTGATCTTGTCACTTCCGTCATCAAGGCCCTGTTTTACGGCCGCATTGACTCCAAACAAGGAGTCTAAGCCGTTATGTACAGGTCGTTTGAGGTCACGTTCCGTAGCCCGTTTTTGGGAGGTGTTCTTCCCACGTTGTTTCGTCAAACGAACAATCGTTTCGGAGATAGCTTTGATTTCGTAGGCATTCAACTTGATTCCTTTCTTCGTGGAACCAGGTGCCTTCGTCTTCTTAGCAACACTCTTAGCGACTTGTTTCGTCATCGCTTCAGGCGCTACGTTCTTTGCAGCGTCGCGCAACTTAGCAGCACGAATTTCGCGAGCAGTCTTACGAGAAACTTGACGGCCGATACCGTCCACAGTTTCAAGTTTAACATTGCTCGGTGCGTCATCCATGTAAGTTGGTCGTTGCGGGACCAACTTGGGATCGAAAGGAGCGGACAGGGTTCGCGCGCATCGTTCTTCAAAAGTCTCTTGGGGAGCAGACTTTTGAAGTTGGAGACGTGCAAGTCGTTCCACAGCACTTCCCAGGCCGCTGGTTCTCAAAGAACCAGACACGGTACCTGCAGGAAGGCTTTCCTTGGAGGGACTAGCAGTCTTGGGGGGGAGTGAGTACGCGATGGCACTCATCTC